AAAAGCTCTATGAATTTGCTATAGCTGATAAGCAGTGATTTCGGTCACTGCTTTTTTTATTGCAAACAAAAAACCGCAAGCTATTGCCTGCGGTTGGTGTAATCTAATTTGAAAGTCCTTTCTGTTTTTATTTTTCTTCTTTTGGTTTATCAACTATAGTGATAAGCCCGTCTGGTTCGGTTTTGAATGCGGGGTCTGTGTGAAGTTCACCGTTCGCCTTCAAATAGTACCAGCCATCGCCTGACTTAATGAACTGTTTAGATAGCATATAACCGTCTTTTTCTTCCATAAAATACCAAGTTTCTCGATATTTTACCCATCCAGTGGCCATACGGCCATCTGACTTGAAGAAATACCAGCGATGGTTGAGGAACATCCAGCCTGTGACCATTGCGCCACGTTTGTCAAGATAGAACCAATCTTTGCCATCATTGAACCATCGGTTGATTAGACAGTATCCACGGTCATCAAAGTAGAACCATTCGTTGTTGATTTGTTTCCAGCGGTTTGTAGGATAAGAGCCATCTGACTCCTCCCACCACCAGCCGGTGCCATTTTGTTTCCAACCAGCTTCAGAAAGACCACCTTCAATGTCTTTCTTGAATTGCTCACGACTGATACCCCATTTAGCAAGGTAAGGGTATGGATCCACATGGTCAGAGTAGTTTCGAGGTTGGTTGTACGTGCAATACTGATGTGTCTTGATTCCTGCTAGGCTATCAGAATCCAGCGTTTTCGGAATCCCTGCTTCAGCGGCAAGGTTTCGCAAAAGCTCAACATAGAGCTTATAATCACGCATAAACTCTTCTTTTGTGCTATGACTTTCAATAAGCTCAACTTGACCGTATCCTTCAACGTTCCAACCACCTCCTACGTCATAGGCCCCCATGTCTGTATACCAGGTCTGCATCACACGGCCGTTGCCGACAACGTGCGAGAAAAAGCCTGAATCAACAGGACGACGCATATGGTAGTCTGCTTCATTTTGGGCTGTTGAATTGGGATTTCCTGTTGAATGTGCATGAATTTGTCTGTATGGTTGTTCTCCGACCTGCGGTAAATCAGTTCTTAGTCTACTTGTATCAATATCCATTATTGTTCTCCTTCGTTCTTATCGTTTTTATCGCCAGATAAACGCTCAAATGCCTTAATGATAGGCTGGAAGATAGTCACATTACCTTTCAACTTACGGTAATTTTCAATGAGTGATTGGAAAGTGAAAAGTAAATATCCAAGATAAATCGAATACAAGAATGCGAAGCCTGTCTTTTCAGGCAACAAGACAGACATCGGAATCAATACCATCAACAAGAGGACACCTAGAATCTTTCGAATTAAGCCGTTAATACCAATCTTACTCTTGTATTCAATTTCTGGATTTGCAATTGCTGCAAACGTCCCTGATGCAAAATCTACGATTTCTAGAATCACAATTAAGCCTAAAGCATACAATACTAAACCATCTTCTGTTTGAATCAGGTTTCTAAAAAAGTTAAACAATTCGATTTTCATATATTCTCCTTTACTGAACAGGTTTTGTCTCTAACTCATTAGATGTTTGAGTCTGTTTGTCGTTTTTTGTTCCATCCCACTTCCAGATTGCAAGAAGGCCATTTTGAGATGGTCCACCTTCAAGTTGCTTGATAGATTCGCCTTTGTAAGTGAAAGCCTGATTCGTTTGAATCAAGATACGTTTACCTTCGCCGTTCAATTCGACATGCTCAGGATCTTCAATCACAAACATATCACCTGGTTGATAGACCTTACCTTCTTCTGCAAATGGGAAGAGTTCGACAAGCTCCTTGTAGGTTGTTCCGTAGGCAATTTTCTCACCCATGATGGAATCTTGAGCCATGACACGCACTACTTTATCGATTTTATTTGCAAGAGCAGCAAGTCTGTTCTGCTCGGTCTTGTTTTGGGCAATCTGCTGCTCAGCTTGTTCAAGCTTATTCTGCGCCTGCACAATCGCAGAGCTTGGGTCCAATTCAGACTTGAGAACATCCAACACTGCTTGAATCAAAACGTCTTCTGATTCATTTGTACGGTCTCCGGGGAATGATCGTGAGTTAGTGCTGTAGCGGTTGCCTTCTGACAGTTGAATCTCTACAACAGTCTCAACGTTCGAACCGGAATTTCTTAAGTACGGTCTTGTTGATAGATTATAACCATTGATTGTCATGTCTATTCTCCTTCTGCTGGTTTAGTTTGTTCATCAAGCAGAGCTTCCAGCTCATCCACTCGTGCTTGAAGTCTTTGATTCTCTGCCACTTGCTCATTCAACTGAATGCTCAAGAGATTACTTGTAATCATCGAATTTGTTGAAGCTGTTGACATTTCGCTAATTGTCATTTGTAAGGCTTGGTTAAGCTGTTCTGCGTTCATTTTCTAAGTTCTCCAATCTTTGTGTTAATGTTTTATTTTCAATCGCAAGTTCCTGAATAGCTTTGAGTGCGATATTGGTTAATCTGAGATTGTCCAGATTCAACGTGTCTCCGTTCTCATAAACAAGCGTAGAATCCACTGCTTGAACCTCTTGCGCAATCAAACCAATCTTTGTGTGTGCTTGTTGCGGTCTATCCTCTTGCTTCTTCCAATCATATTCCTTGAATTGGAATTGCTGGATATAGTCAAGAGCCTTGTGCTTACAGTCAACAATATTATCCTTCAGACGTCTATCTGAGAAATGCTTATTGACTATAGTCCACAAACTATATGCTTTACCGCTATAACTGTAGTAAATGTCATTTCCTGAACCGCCAAAATCCAGAGAAACAGATGAATTCCAATAGCCAATAGTTGCTGTTCCAGTACCATTAATAGTCCCTTGACCTGTTTTAAACCAGCCTATTCCTTTAGCTTTGATGTACCCTTCTACAGTTAATAGAAAATCATCACTTTGACTCGCATAATTTCCGGTCGTAAAGTCTGAGTCTTTGTAGATAAATAAACCATAAGGAACGTCTTTACCACGGCCATAGGAACCGATAAATTGAACCCCTAATCCATCTTTGGAATTAATTGTTCGTGGTACATTAATCTGTAAACCACCGTCAAGAGCATCAAAAGAACCATAAGAGCCTAGTTGGATTTTAGTGTGACCTGTCAATGTTCCACCAAAGATATTCGCACCTCGAATCGTTCCACCGTAGATTCGGTCACCGCTTAAAATACCTGAACGAACCTGACTTGCATCAATCGCAACACTCTGAACACGGTTAATAAAGGCTTGCTTCGCAAAAAGCTGACTCAAATAAGCTTCATTTGCGACAAGCTTATTAAATAAAGCCTGGTCAACTTTTATTTTTTCCGCAGTAACAGCTTCAGCATCCAAAACTACAGTAGTCACCGAACCAGCTTCAAAATTGGCTGTCTTCAGCTTGTCAATCATAGCTGACTTGATAACGGCTCTCTCAATTAAGGTCTCGCCAGTGATATGAGTCAATTTCCCAGAAAGACGGTTATGACCATTAGCGCCCAGGTTTAAGCCAGAAATCAAATCACCTGCGCTGTTGATGTTCTGAACAGACCACGAGCCAGCTAACTGACTTTGAACAGTGCGAACGGCTTCTTCTATATCTTCAGGGGCTAGCGTGAAGGATGTCGCATTGCTTCCTTTTTCAAACTTGATTTCTGAAATGTAAAGATTGACAACCTTGCCCTGTTCTCCATAAAACATGAGGTTGATTTCGTCAACATCCACCGGCAAGTTAAATGCCAGGCTTATTTTTTTATACGAAAATCTTGCAATTTCTGAATTTTGGATAGTTCTCCACATCTGAGAAATAATCGCATTATTTTTTCTACAATGAATACCAATCTTAATACCACTAAAATCATCAGCTCCATCTTTGGAAGTTAAAAACGATAGGATTACGTTATCATTTTTCGAACCTTCGAATTTGAATGTTTGATATATTCCGTAAAATTCCATTGTCCCAGCCGAACCATAAATATGTACGCCCGATTTCCCTCTTTGTGTAGTCGAATGGCCGTAATTAAAATTCAAGCCTGAAACATTGGTTTCTTGCCAACTCTTAGACTTTTCTCTGAAATCGGCATTCTTCACGTAATTTCGGTTATCTCCGAAGTTTTTAGCAACCTCAACCTGGAAAAGTTGGTTTGTCAGTGCCATGCGAGCGATCTTATTCGAGATATCATTCTCGTTGCTACCGATAATCCGCTCGTATAGCCGGCTTGTCTCTCGAACTTGCTGGAAATCGACTTGGTTAGCTTTACCAGAAATCATTGACGTGATTTCAGTAAATCGTCCATCTACTGCATGTCTGTAAGTCGCAATCTGAGTGGCAATCGAACCGTTTTGAGGGTTGGTGATAGCTTCAAACTTGCGTTCAATACCTCTCACATCTTCCTGATAGGTTGCCTTTCCGACAAAATCACGACTCACCAGCTCACGGACTGCTGTCGCTTGTCGTGCACTCTCTTCTCGAGTGTATCTTCTCAATGCTTCTTGTCGCTGACCATCTTGACCAACATAGCTCTCAACTGCTGACATTTTAGTCGATAATCCATCAGCTGTTTTCTTGAATTCTGTTTTTGCTAAAGTGATTTCGCTTTTGGCTCCAGAAATCAAATTGGTCGTATCAGTTTTAAGCTTGACAAATGTTTCAGTCAGACCAGCTACATCTTGTCTGACCTCTGATTTCGTCGCAAATCCGTCCATCTGGCCAGTCATGCGACTAAGGGCCTCTGTGGTCGTTCTGCGATATTCTGAAGCTTGATTGACCTCACTTGTGACAGTCTGTTTCAAGGCATCCAAATCATCCGACAGAGCCGTCTGTGCGCTCGTAGACTGTCTCTTAAACTCTTCAAGTTTGGCAACAGAATCCAACCCAATTCGCTTGGCTTCTTGAGCGAGTAAGCTGCTTGCGCCAGCGTTTCGCAAAGCTTCCTCGGCCTTACGCTTGGCTTCTTGTAGTGGTCCATTGTCAAAACTGCTAAACCGCTGGTCGATAGTGTCAGAGAGTTCTCTCTTGACTTCTTCGGCTCTTGCTCTGGCAAGTTCAATGCCGTCAGAAATTTCCTGTCTAAGCAATCCAGCCTTATGATCAAAGTCTAAGTCAGCATTTTGAAGAGCCTTTTCTAGGGCGATTTCTTGTGCAGATTCTGTCACTCCAAGAATTGCATTGGCTGCGCTAGATAGCCCACCAGAAGCTCTAGAACCACCAGTTCCTGCCTTATCATCAAAAGTCAGAGAGATATATTCTTCCTTCAAAGCGTCGAACTCATAAGCAATAGCTTTCTTGAATGCATCGACATTGTGCTTCCAACTCTTGAGATTGACCGTATCACCCATATGGACCACTTGCCCATCAAGTTCATAGGCTTCAATCTTGACAGCATCAGAGACCTTGTCAATGCCCTCGTTTGAGAACTTAGCCTGTGCCCATTTCTGCAATTCTTCAACAGTTTTTGCGTTGTTGTTCTCATACTCTTTTTCATTGATGTAAGGATAAGAGTTAATAAGAGGACTATCAACAGTCACTCTGATAGTCGTTTCCTTTTCAGCACCTTCAGGCTTAAAAGTTGACTTAGCATGGATTCTTGTGACAACATTCTGACTGCTTCTTGTGCGTTGGTAATCTTTCAGATTCTTGTGAGTTGTAATAACAACACCACGATTCTCACCACGACTCTTCTTCACTGTCAGAGCGAAATTATCACGAACCAACTCGCCTTCCCACGTTCCGACAATACTATGCTTGCCGTCCAATAATACAGAGTACAGAGTTTCTGTTTCAGTCGTGTTGAAGGTCCTACGATCCTGGATATCACTGTTAAATGAGAAGTCCCAAAGAGCCGTTTTGGTATTTTGGACCATGCGAGAAAGAGCCATTCCACAGCTCTGACCAGTCACACTCATTGGTGTGATAGATCGTTGCATCACATCATCTGAAATGTGATAGGCCGTGATTTCCAGATGGTCATTGTGCTCAACAGGTTTCTTGATGCGAAATAGCTGCGCTCCTAAGACAGGAGTCGGAGCCTTTATCAGCATATCTTCTTGGATGAGCTGATAGATACCAGAATCAGAAATAGGATATTTCACAGTTAGGGTGAAATCGCCATTCATGGTTTCTTTCACAATCGCCGAAGTCGCTTCATGAAGTGGCTCCACGTTCCACCGAACGGTTCTCACATCTTTATCAAGTAAATAAAGCAATTATGCCCACCCCCAAACCGTTTCGATTTCAATCGATTGAATACCTGGGCCCAAAACAACCCCAACATTCCTAAGTTTCGCTGGATCAACTGTGATAAAATCCCCTGACCATTTCACTGGCTTCCCTGTTGTTGTTTTGAAGCTAGGATTGTCAGGATTATTGACCATCACAAGCGATTCTGAGAGCTTTTCAAGACGAATGACCTGACCAGCGATTGTAAACGAAGTCTCAGCAGCGCTCTGGCCAACGATTGTAATTTTAGGAAAAGCAAGAGCAGAACCTTGAACGGTCAAAGTCCCACTTCTTGTCAATCTCTGTGTATCGGTGACTTTGAAGTATTTTGTAGGGTGGCAAGTGAATTTCACATCTACCGTCCATGCACCAAAATCATCTTTAATAATTTTGAAATCATCCACTTTATAGCACCAATATTTCACGCTTGGTTCTTGTTCATTCTCCAACCAAAATTTTTCACGATTTAACAGAGAAGAAAAACGGTATAACTCTTCATCTGTTGGGTTAATTAAGCTGATATGGTAGCTTTTTTCAATCACCCCACGATGCCTATTTGATTGAACAATTGCACCACTGATCCCATCATGTTCTAAAAGACTAGTTTTTGAAGAGGATACGATGACTTGTGGTCTTGTTTCAACCAGAATCTCACATTTAAATGATGATGTTTTCACTCCGTCGATGGTTAACTCATTAATTTTTGTCATGCGAAACCTCCTCTCAAATTAGTTTTTCTTTGTAGTTCTTCAGCAATACGTGTTCCAACTGCATCAGCTAGTCTATTCAAATCCGCTTCTTCTCGTATGGTCACCCCTGAGAAGTTTACATTGATGCTATTGGATGTGTTCATCGTATTAGCAATACTTTGACCAATAGCTCCCAAGGTTGATTTATTCAACGGCAAGATAGCTTCAGCACCAGCTTCACCACCAACCATCGCACGATTACCATTCATGCCGAACAGTGTCGGTTTGGTCATGATACCACCCTTCGCATACCACTCAATGCCGATGCTTGGGACGCCCTGACTTAACCAATCCAATGGATTAGCTGAACCACTTACATAAAAGTGGGGTAATGGAATGTGTGGCCAACTGATATTGAAATTAAATAGATTCTTAATAGCTTGAATAGCGTTAGATACCGCATTTTTAGCACCATCAATAGCGTTGGAAATAGTTGATTTGATAGAGTTCCAAATACTGCTAGCAGTGGATAAGATACCATTAAAAATTCCTGAAATCGTGCTACCCAAATTATTAAACAAATTTGACCCGGTTGAGACCAGTCCAGACCATAAATTGGAAAGGGTAGAAGTAAAACTTGACCACAGAGACTGAGCTCCTGAAATCAAACTTGAGAAAATATTGGATAAGGCACTAGTAAAGCTAGACCACAAAGACTGTCCAGTTGAGACTACTGAAGACCAAATTTCAGAAAGCCAAGCAGTGAAATTTGACCACGCTGTAGTAGCAGTCGTGACAATATTAGTCCACAATTCAGAAAGCCAAGCAGCGCAAGCATCCCACGTCGACTGAAGCCATTCGGATATAGCCCCCCAGTTCATGATGGCCTGAATGATGAGTGTAATAACGGCAATAGCAGCAACTATTGCCGCTACGACAATTCCAACAGGCGCACCTATTGCCCCTATAGCAATGACTAGCGGTGCTATTGCACCAAGCAGTAGCATTACAGCAGTTGTAACGAGACCAAGAATCACGATAGTCTGCTGATCAGTTTTGTTTAAGCTCGTAAACCAATTGACAGCAGATTCAAGCATACCCATCAAAGGTTCTAAAGCTGGTATAACAGTCTCAAGTAGTGTGCCACCTATCTCGGCAAGCCCTTCTTTTGCTTTGTTGGAATAGGTTGTTAGGTCATCGAATGGATCTTTTGTCTCTTCAAATGTTGTTGCTACAGTTCCTGATGAGGATTTAGCTGCTTCAGCTAAATCATTAAAACTAAAGGCCCCACGTTGGATAGCATCTACCATTTTAGGAGCGGCTCTATTTCCGAAAACTTCAGAAGCAATCCTTATCGCTTCTGTCTCACTAGTAGCGTTCTGAATCGCATTAACAGTCTCGTTCAATCCATCTGTCAAAGTCTTCCCGTCTTTGGCATAGTTTACTGCGGCTTTTGAAAGAGAAGATAAAGCAGCAGAAGAGTCAATCCCGCTTTTTTCAAATCTACCAATTAATGTTGCTCCCTCTTCAAAAGATAATCCAAGCATCTTAATCTGTGGAGCTCCATCAATGGCTTTTTGAAAGATGGAGTCATAAGATTGACCAGTATCCTGACCGACCTTTGTTACTGAGTCCAATACTCTCGCTAGATCCTCATTAGATAAACCGTAAGCATCAATTGCTTTCTTGGCATTTATTGCGGAATTTGAAATATCTTCTCCAGTTATTTTCGAATATTTCAATAGGTACTCTGCTGCAGATTGCAAAGTATCGCCAGTAAGTCCAAATTGTGTATTTAACTCACCAACTGCGTCAGCAGATTCTTGAAATGTAGCCGATGGTAAGGATGTAGCGATTCCTTTTGCAATTTCCTGAAGTCCTAACAAGGCTTTGCCAGTAAGTCCAGTCTTCGTCGTAACAGTATCCATCGCTTCGTCGATTTCAGACCATGCATCGACTGTTTTTTTACCAGCATCAACCATTTTTTGACCTAGTTGTCCTGCCTGTTCAGCAACGTTCATCATTACATCGGCTTTTAAGTATCCTGTAGCTTCCTTGATGTTCCCTGTTGCTGAACGGCTCGAATCTCCTAGATTACCCATGGCTTTATCTATCTTTAACACCTCAACTTCTGCTTGCCCAATTTCATTTTGAAGTTGTCGCCATTCCTCTGTTCCGATTTTTTCCTTTCCTAATTCCGCTTGTTTCCGTTTCAACTCCTGGACCTTATCCTTGGCTAATGAAGATTGTTTACCTAATAACTTCATTTTTTCTTCGGACAACTCTACATTTTTAGGATCTAATTCAAGTTTCTGGTTGACGATATCAAGTTCTTTTGCAACATTGTTGATTTCTTTGTTGAGATTTAAAATAGACTTTGGATTTCCTACATCTTCGATATGTTTTTTGGTTGAATTCATTGCCTGGTCAACAACCTTCATCTGTGATTCAACTTTAGAAATTTCAAGTTGAAGCTTATTCCACTGTGCTGACCCAACTTCAGATTCTCCCAGTTCCTTTTGTTGCTTTTTGAGTTCAGCAATTTTCATAGCACCAACACGAGCTTGTTCCTGTAAATTGAGCAACTTACGATTCAGCAAGTCGACATTGTCTGGATCCATCTTTAATTGTCTATTGATGTTGTTGAAATCTTTTTTCAGACTAGATAAAGCATTATTGATACCTTTTACAGACCTGTCAAATTCAACAGTATTAGCACCAAATTTGACATATAAGCCTTCAAATGTTTCAGCCATAGATTTCCTCCTTTCAGTTTTAGTCAGACATTACATTTAGTAATTCTGCGTTTGATAAAGTTTTCTTCTCATTTTCATTGATACTCATCTGATGTAGTGTCCCCATCAGATAATTAAAGTGTTGACTTTCTGCCCAAAAAACATCCATCCGATTTTCAAAAACAACCTTATAAATTTTTTCAGAAGTTATGACTTCTGTTGAGGCTTTTTTCTATCTTGAGGAACCTTTGCTCTGCTTCGATTAAATTCATAAAAGAGGTCTGAGAAAAAACCGATATCGATCAAATCCCCAAACCAAGGAGCAAGAGAGGCTGTTTCAGCAGTCAGCTCATTCTGTACCAAGCGACCATTCTCAACCTCACCGTACAGACAAGGGATGACTTCAGTTAGGAAGTTCATGAAATCTGGCTCCATAAGTAATGGCATTAGTTTGACTTTTTCTTCATCAGTTAAATCAGATAAGCTACCATTTACACCAGTTGCAAGGGCAAGCTGTGTGTAAGCTGTGAGTGCTTTTTGGTTATCGTCAAAGAAGTTGCGACCCGTTCGCTGTTCATACATTTTGATAGCTGGTAAAGAGTAAAGAAAGCGCACTGTTTCAGTGTGCTCTCTTTCTTCACCATAACTATCAAACGCTGTGAATGATAGTTCTTTTTTAATCATGTTAGCCTCCTGGCACGATGGCTGTTGTTCCTAAAGCTTCATTGATAAAATCAATCAATTTCGTTGGGGTACTTGAAGCAAACAATTTATCAAATTTAGCACGGACAACACCCTTGTCTGTATCACGCCATACAATTTCTGAAACAGGTTTTTTATCTGAATCTAGAATAAAATTGTTAGGTGATGCAGTACATGGAATTTCGATTTCTTTTGGTGTAGCAGAGCTTTCATCTGTTGTAGCGCTTCCTTTTGGAGCCGATGCTTTCACATTGGTCCAGATGTGGAACTCTTCAACCTCAGAACCAAACTCATCTGTAACCGTTTCAGCATATCCCCAAATGAAATTCGCATTCACACCAGTATCGATGAGCGCTGGAGGAGTTGAAGTTGTCAGCTTTTTCCCTAAATGGTCAATCATGAATTGTTTAGGAATTTGATAAGTCGTAATTGATCCCTCAGTTGATTTCTTACCTTGAAGACGGACGTGCTCCACGTTATCTGCGTAGTATGCTTTTGATTCTTGTGAAGTTTCAAAAGATGTTTTTCGCATTCCTGTAAATGGATACGGTTTTTTTAAATCGAGTGTGCCAGATTCTGTTTTGGAAATCTTGGCAAAGAATCCCATGGCATTACCATGAGTTACCTCTCGTGTGTCATATTTATAAGTCATTGTGACTCCTTCCTTAATTTGGTCTGATTTTTATTGATTTCATATTATTGAGAAAGATTTCTTTATTTTTGAGATAAGCTGGTCTGATGTGTTCTTGAGGTGCTACAAATCCACCATTTTTTGTTGCGTGGCCATTTTCTAACAAGTGAGCAAGCGACTTCTCTTTCCCATTGTTATATACTACAGCGATATCTTCAATGGTCTCGTGAATCCATCCTTTTTCATATACTCCGTTTCTTCTAGGACTTCCGTCTCTAATGTCTCCAGCGGTGCTTTTTCCTGCTTTTTCTATGATTTCTAAAATTTGATTCTGGATATCGATTTTTAATGTTTTCACATTAACGCTACCACTTCCCACTTGTGAATACCTCGATTCTGTAAGTTGTAAGTAAGTAATCTGTATCAGGCTGTTTTAGATTCAACTGACTAGGTTCACACATAAAATTAGACAACATCAATTCCTCAATGCTGTCTAGTTTCTTCTTGTGATAGTGACTGATTTGAATAGTCACTTTTCTCATGTGTACTGTGTCATCAGCAGTAATACTACTACCCGGAGTTAAACGATAGTAAAGAATAACGTTGTCAGGAGAGGATTTTTCCTCACGTTCCATATAGAACACTTTTGATTTTAAAGTGTTTTTTTCTAGGATTTCTTGAATTTCTTGCCTAGTGAAGAACTTCTTAGCCATTATTTCAATTCTCCTAATTCAATTATCGTGTAGTGGCCATCATCAGATTCAGTTCCAACATTTACCTTGTACTCTTTCCCTTTGTACTTCACGTAGTCTAAGGAATCTGTCACATAGTTAGAACGTATCTGAAATCTTGCTGTCAAAACTTGACCATCTGCCAAAGCTTTATCAAGTCTACGTTGGTAGATCTTCTCTTTTTCAGCTTTGACTTTCTTTTCTACAACTTGTTTTTCAAAAACACCTTTTTCGACCTCTGTACGCTCATCATAACAAAGGATGATTGATACTCTAGATGATTTCATGATTTAACTCCGTAAATAGCTTTTAATTGATAGAGAATATTTGTCAATTCTTCATCAATCCAGCTCATTGTTGTTGAGTTTCCTGTCATCAAGGATTTATCAAATCTCTGAACACATCTCAAATGTAACCAATCTAAAATTGTTTCTTTATCATCCTCTTCAATCTTATTCCATTCTGTCAATTCGCTTTCTTTATCGATGCGAATGATAGGAATGTTGTTTCTCGTTAAATATGAAATCCCACTATTTATGTAGCTTAAAAGTTGAGTGTCGAAGATCTCTTCTTCGACATCAACTTCAACCATTTCTTTAATTTGGTTAAGGATTGTCATTTTAGACTCCCCTTTCTATTTAAAATCAACCTTTCGTGAATTTCACAGCTGATTTGTACTGACCAAGTCGGCCACCAAGTACGCTAGCAAGTTCGATATGACGGCGATTCATCGTTACATCATAATCTTCAAAGCGATCAGCAGAGACATCATCACCAATCATCTTATAAGCCTTGTCAGCAAATGCGATAATTGGGTTAGTCGCATCTTCCATCCAGTCATAGACATATACTTGGTAACCAGCAATGACATTTCCTGTTTGTGAAATTGGTGCGAATGGTTGTGGATCAATGTAGCGTTTTTCGCCATCTTTGACCATTTTAAGTTTACGAGCAATAGTTTTTGAAGTTACCAAAATTGGAGTTGTATTTGCAGCAAGTTTATCAATCCCTTTGACGAGGTTTTCTAAAACAGTACTGTCAAATTCCCCGTCAACACTGATTTCTTGTGTATCAAATAGTTGAGCAAGTGTTTCTTCTGCGATAGATTTAATTTCAGTGATTTTGTCATCATCATCACTATTTTTACCATCGCCGATAACAACAGCACGTTCAACTGCACGGATGAATCCTTGTGCTAATTCATTCATCACATAGTTGAAGTAAGCACCTGTTGTATCCTTCTTCAAGTCAGCATACTCAAAACTGTACTTGATGTAGACAGCAGCAGAGTTGATTGTATAATCGATAAATACAAAAGATTCATCTTTCTTTGTTTTGCCATTCTGATGGCCTTTAGCTTTTGCTTGTTGCGTTTGAAGCGCAACACGTACTGCATAACGAGGATCTTTGGTTACATGGTTCAGGATACCATCGTAATCATTAAATGCATTTTGGATTGCAATCAATACTGGTTCAGGTAAGATTTTATTAACATCAGTTACACCTTTTTCAACCAGATTTGCTTCCCACGCTTTGCGGGCACTGTTTGAGCTTCCTTCGTTATCCATAAGGATTCGAGCGAAATCAAGTGCAGCTTCTTTTGTTTTTAAGTATTCCATTTGTGTCTTGCCTTTCTGTACTTCCTTGATAGATTTAGCAGCTTTATTGAGATTGTCTTCTTTTTCTTCAATTTCAATATCTAACTTAGAAATTGTGTTCTTGAGTTCCTCTGCTTTGGATACCAATTCTTCTGCATCTGATTTCAACTGCGCAAGTTCTTCTTCTCCAATAGTTGCTGACTTCAATTTCTCTTCGATTGAAGCTTTTTTAAATTTGACCTCAGATAACTCATCTGCATGTTTTTGTCGTTCTTCCATCAATTCGACTAGTGTTTTCATTTTTTGCTCCTTTTTTAAATTGTTGCAAGTTTACTCATGATATCTTGCTTCATGTTCGCCTGAGCGATTCGCTTGTCAACCACAGACATATCAAATCCCTTAATATTATCAACGGTTGCTTGAGGATTGGCTGGCACGGTCACGACAGATATTTCAAAGATTTCAACTTCTTTAAAAATCCATCCACCGTAAGGTTGCTTGGCGTCAACTGGCTCATAATCATTAATAAAAAATCCAATGCTCAGACTATCCAGTGCCCCCATCTTCATGAGGTCATAGGTTTTCTTAGCTTCTGGATCACTTAAATTGAATGTTGATCGTGTTCGCAGACCTTTTTCATCTACCGACAGCTCATGCTTACCGATAACACGATTGCGGTCATGATTTAAGCACATAGGGACGACGGCCTTAGTTTTCAGGGTATTATCAAAACACCCCTTGGCCATCACATCACCGTCTCTGTCGGTATTGCCATAGGTGGAGGCATAAGCCTCAAAGTGAAAGTCAGCTGACTCTTCCTCAACTGACTTGACGACAAAGGTTTTTAACTTTTCCATAGCCTACCTCCTTTCTTAAAATTTCTGCCAACCGCCCACCCTATTTTTAATTACTTTCGCTCGGCTCGATACGGACTGCATTTAGATTGGTTTCGAATACTTCTCCACCTTCATATCCTGGAAGCCCTAGATAGGTTTCACGGAATTCATTTGAATTCATCAAACCTGCGTATTTAGATTTAAATCCACCTTCAACTAGATCTTTGAATGAAATCATATCAGCCATATCAAAGAAGACTAAGAGTTTGTTGCCTTGTGTCCGTGCTGTCTTCGTGAAATATTTTCTATTAATTTCTTCAGAGAATACACGTTGATATAATTTCATGACGCTAGAATAGTAAGCTCTATATTGTTCTTCTGTGTAGTCACAAGTAAACAATTTTTCATTAATCCCATGAGCATGATAAAGTTGAGATTTCAGAAACTCCATTTCTTCTTTAGAAGCGGTTGAGTAATCTTTGTTTAGTTCCATAAACTCTTCACCTTGCTCGAGATAGGCAATGCCACCATTTTCAGCAAGTTCCATCATGCTATCAACTCGACTCTTAGCTTGTTTCTTCAAATGTTCATCTGCTGCTTTAGTTGGTAGTTTTAAGAATCCTCTCAACTTTGAATTCCCTCTGCCTAACTTCTCGGTTAACGCATCAAGGTTGATATCAATTAATTCTGTGATTTGGTTTAGTTGACTTGTCACGTTTAATTTAGGATTCTCAAAAACCCAGACATCGCTAAGAGGTAGCTCAATCTCTACATCATCAATCATGATTTCAACTCTCTCTGCAGTCCATGATATTGTTTTCTTTGCAAGCCAAATTTCAATCAGTCGACCATTTTCCCAACGTGGAACAACGACCGCAACACCATCTTTCAGCATAGCTCTTGTTACATTTGCCCAAAATACAACTGGTATTTCAAGAGGATTTGGAGAGAAAGATAAAACATTTGCAAGATCACTATTTTCAAACCACTCCATCTTGTCAACTCCAGTCGGATTTCGAGTGATTCTCACATGCTTAAATCGAACTTGTGCAGTATCTGTTGAAATCTTATTGTAGATATTGTCTAAGTAAATCGAATTTCTTCTCCAATAATTCAAATTTCTTTGTAAATAGGTCCTTGTGGATTTTCTATTACTTGGTCTGAAAATCCTAGCAAAAACCTCTCTTAGATTATTTATATATTTGTTCATTCTTCACCTCAATCAAAGTAATAACTCAAGTCTTCCTTGAAATTTTCGTAGCAAATAAAAGCATCTAGCTGACTAGCAAATACGTCAATCTTTTCTTTTGCCTTTTCTTTATTTGGAAATACATTGTTATTCGCATCTATCTTGACACGAACATTCGCATGGTTCCAAGTTGCCACAGGATCGTCAAAGATGATTTTCCCCATCTTAGCTTTTTCTTTATACACTTTTAAAGGATTGGATAAGCTCTTGACCGTTTGTGGAATGTCGTGACATATATCTCCGTAGTAGTCATTAATTAAGCGGATAAGCTCTTTTGCATTCCAGCGGTCATATCCAACTGCAACTGGTAAGATTCTATTCTCACTCATGAACTGTCTTAACTCTTCAAAGATATAGGCTTGGTCATTGTAGTCCAACTCATGAACATGAAGCTGGCCACTAAGCTCCCACTCAGCGTATTTGTCCCTCAGTTCTTTTGGAAGACCTTCAATCGTATGACGTGGCATGAACTTCTTGTTCAAATACTGACGCTCTTCGCCACGCACGACCATAAATGAGACCGAACAAATATCATTGACATCCGACAAGTCAACACCAAGCACACAGCGAGCACTCCGCTCCTCATTTCCGACAAATAAACTCTTATCAAACTTATCTGACCAACCCTTGCACTCTTCATTACTGAAGTAAGCAAGATAGTTATTAACAGGGAGATTAAACGTCTTAGCCATCAGCTCAGCCTGTTGTGCTGGATCATTCTTACTCATTTCAATATCCTTGGCAATCGTCTCCTTCTCAGTTGTTATACCAAGTAAAGGCATAGCTTTCTGCCACATATCTGGATTGTGGATTTCAGAAACATCATCCAGCTGATAAATCCAAGGCATGACAGAATCATTGACAATCTTTTCATCAAGGATATCTACCCAGATGTTGTAATACTTATCAAACAACTTGTCACGTTTCGTTCCATTCGTGGAGATGTACCATGTTATCCAATTCTTACGTTTACGGCTGGAACCATCATTCACAACCTTGATGAAGTCATCATCATAAGTGTGCACCTCATCAAAGATATTGTAGTGAGCATTGGTCCCATCAAGACTTTCATAGTCAGAAGTCTTGATTGACATAAGACTGTTAGTTGTCTCATACAAGATTCCTTGCTTTGTTGACCGTAGTATGTCAGCCTCACGCATATAGTGTAGCAAGCTCTCTTCGTTCGACAACATAGCTCTAGAAGCATTAAACAGATATCCAGCCTGTTCACGACTGTAAGCTAGAAGCTGAATATCAGCACCCCACTCACCGTCAATAATCTGACCAACCTCACCAATAGCAGAACCAAGAGTGGTTTTGCCTGTACCACGAGGTACAATAATAGGCACCTCATGAATGAGACGCCTTTCTTCAAAATCTTTATATTCTTCAAGTGTATCGGGATCTGTTTTTGTAACTTCAACTGTATGATAAAAGCCCCACGTTGTTTCTAGCCAGACCTTCTGAGGCAAAGCCAAGCGTAACTTGCCAGCAAGACCTTTAGTATTACTGCACTCTTCCTCAATGAACTCAATCCGTTTGTCAGCTTCTTCTTGTTTAAAGATGTATTGCTCCTTGTATCTCTCTACTCGTTTAATCGACTTCATCGTAAGTTCACAAACACGAATCTTCCCTGAGTAGACCAGCTGAGCATATTTATCAAAATATCTCATCTCAACCATATCGAGCCAACTTCTCCTGAATCATTTCTTTGAGGCTATCACCCTGTGGACTTTGCTTTTCAATCGTTGACATAATCTGCATGTTTAGCTTTTGATACTTTTCCATTCCATCAAGTAAATACTTATCAGGTAGCTCACCGTCATTGATGACTTTATTGATTTCCAATTGGAAGTTTTCAATCACTTTTTGATTATGATTGTATTGAGTTTTTAAATTTTTCAAACCTACTGAATCATTGTCATTGATTTCAAGCATTTTTTCTTTTGGAATCAACTTGAAAGTCTTACGAGATAGTTCAACACGTTCTTCTCTTGTATACTTTTGCCGTTGATTTGCCAGCTTTTCTAACTCTTTGAACTGACTTTTTGTGATATTCGACCGAGTTTCTTCAAATATGCCTAGCTTTTTTCGATACCTGGTGAGGGTAGCACGACTTATTCCTAGCTTTTCTAAAACTTCATTGATTTTCAAAATCATGCTCCTTTCTTGTATCAATTTTCGTCATTTTTGGGGGAGAGGTATATAAGAGGATTGACACCGTTATTATTTTGGGTGTGTGAAAATTTTAAATAGGGGGGATCTGATAAAAATCCAAAAAATAAAAAAATCAAAATAAATTAATATTCCGATTTTCTAAATTTAAATTTATTTTACTTTGAAATGTTTTTGTATTATGACACTCGAGACAAAGTAATTGCAGATTATCTTCGTTGAGAGTAATAGACTCATCTTGATAATTAGTTTCATCAATCTCTATAATGTGGTCAACAATGCTCTTGCCATGAATTAAACGTCCACACATATCGCATCGCATTCTTTTATGATATCTGACTTTATTTCTTAAAGTTCTCCATGGCTTGGAGTTATAGAACCTAATCTGCCAAGCTCTGAACCAGCCTGAGTGTTTAGGATTTTTAAAATAAGCCATTGCCTACACCACTCCTTCAACTTCTGGATTTTCACATGATACAAATATATCAGATTCATTTTGTCAATTCTATATCTTTTTTTGACAAGATTTATTTTTGAGTTTTGAATTTATGTAAAATATCTCTGTTGAATTAGTTATATCTTATATTTTATCCAATTTTGTTTCACACTCAAAAACTAATGCGGACAATGCTTCAGGCCCTATTCAAAATATAAACTAGAAACTTCCTCGTTATGGATAATTGAAAAAATCAAAAAAATATTAGAGGCTAAAATTACTCATCTTAGTATCAAGTTCATCTTGCCTTACACAAATATAAATTAGTGTGACTGCTGGACTTGAATGATTGAATAATGACATCAAGTCTGCAACGTTCTTGTACTTCTTGTAGTAATGATAGCCAAATGTTTTTCGCATCGTGTGAGTTCCGACATTATCAATGCCTAAGTCTTCAGCAGCTCTTTTAAGAAACCAGTATACCGTCTTATAGCTGAGTGCCTTATTCTTTCCAACACGACTCTGAAATAGATATTCATGTAGTTCTTTATCTTTGACAAATTCCCTCAATTCATTCTTGAGCGGTCTTGTCATTTTGATGCTCTTGTATTTCCCTGTTTTCTGTTCCCTAACTTTAATGTGCCAACCTTGAACATCTTTAACCTTTAGTTTGAGAATATCCCCGACACGAAAACCTGTATTGATTCCTAAAAGAAATAGCATGTAATACTTTTCATTCCAAGATAATAGATAGTCCTTCATGGCTTGGATATCATCCTTATCTCGTAACGGTTCAACAATATTCATAGTTTTGCTCCTTTCACAAAAAATAAAGCACTGAAATTTTCTCAGTGCTTTGGATAGTATCAATCTATCATTTTCTTTTTGTCAATGCTATACTTTTTTTTGACAAGTTACATGAACAATAACTTTGCAAGTGTATCAAGAATGACTTCACGTCTTCTGTAAATCTGCTTACTGTGCCTGTATAGATACCCAGTGTCACCATTCTCCATAATATGCCAAACTTGAATCCAATCGTATCTAGTATGTTCTCCCCATCTCAAATGAAAGATTTTTTTATCATCAGGTTCAAGTGCATCAAGTAGATTGGAAATTGCTGTTTGAAAGTTTTCCAGTCTTAAAACCATCGGATCGCTTGCATAAGCAACCGCTAGATTCTCCGACCTGTTGACGAATGTTCCGCTTCCACTTGCACCAGTATCATCAATACCAGGAACAGTGAGATGTTTCACTTCGTACAATCGTTCTAATTCATGCCTACGCTGACCAATAAGTTTATCGATCTTAAGGTATTTATCATCGAGTTCAAACTCAAGATAATCTCTCCGTGATTTTGTTAAATTCTTTTTGCCCAAACCTTACCTCCCATATATCTTTTAGTTTTGACCCACTTGATAATCTTACCATCGTTATTGTTGTTGAAATAATCCGGCAATCTTGCCGTTGGGCTCTCTTTATAGACCACTTTTTCAACGACCTGGACTCCAGGCATCATTTCATCATCTA